TCCTGATCTATCAGAAATAGCATATGCATATTTTCCACCTGCAAATTTTTGAGTAGGTGCTCTATGTGGTCTTGTGCTGGCTGGTACTCTAGGCATTATGAATAATAAGTATTTCCTGTTGCTGGTAAAATTCTAGTTGAAGGAGTATCATCGCCAGCAACTAATCGTTGATATGCTTCTTCATAATCTATCTTTAAAGTTTGTTGTATAGCTGGTGCAATACCAACTCTTTTTTTAGAAAGATAATAAGCTAATCCTGCACACATACATTCTAAAGCTCTTGAAGGTACATCTACATTTTGTTCTACACCATTTACTGTTGAAGCTGTAATATCTTCTATTCTTCTAATTCTGTAATAAGTAATTGTATAATTAGTATCAGGAGCTGGATAAATTTTTAAAACAGGTGTACTTAATCTTTGTAAATAATATTGTGTTGGTCTAGCTGAAGTAGTTTTATTAGAAATTGCAGCATAATCATTTAATCCTAATGCAGTCATAGCATATTCTGTGCCATCACTTATTTGAATGTTAGCATTAATAACATCAATGGTATCAGCTGGTAATGTATATGAAATTGTTCCAGTTGTTATAGCTAAAGTTTTATATTCTACAGTCCATTGATTGTAACCACGATTAGCCCAATCACTAAACATAATATTTAAACTTCTTCGTGCAGAACGCACGTCATAACCTAAAATAGGATCACCACCTATTCTATCGTAAGCTTCTTGTATTACATCATTTACAGTTAAAGTAAATGTGGACGTTCCTGATAAAGCCATAGTCCTCCATTATGCAAAAAATGTTGTAACTCCACCAACATTAGTTAAAGTTGCTTGTAAAGATGTACCAAATTTTACACCGTCACTTGGTAAATTAATATTAACTGGTCCCGATGCTGCACTTGCAGATGTAGATACTGTAAATTTATTAGTACCACCATCAGCAAAAACTACAGTACCAGCACTAGCTGTTGGTGTAATTATAAAAGCTTTTAATCTAGTCGGTCCACCAAATAATGTTTGGGTACCTGATGTATTAGAAGTAAAAGCTACATTTAGATCCGATCCTGCCATTTTTTTCTCCTATATTAAATTATATTTTCGTAAGTCTTCATAGAGTAAAGCAATTCTGTCATCTTGTCTAGTTGATGGTTTTAAATATTCTTGCATATTAGCTTTAGCTTGTATAGAGCTTAAATCTGGTGGTTTAATATTTATATTATCACTTGATGTTCCTACTAAATCTTTACTTGCAGGAAGTTGTTGTACATCTCCACCGCTAAATGTTTCAATTACTTTTTCTATGTTTTTTAATTTTTTTTCTAAATCTTGTTCAGTGTCTTTTTCTTTTTCTTCATCTGTTTTTGTTTTAATAATTTCAGCTGTAGATTCATCAACAGTTTTTTCGTCCTCTGTTTTATCTTTTTTAATTGTTACTGATTCAGCTGTACTTCTTTCTTCTTTATCTTCAGCATCAGTATTAGAATAATCAATATTCTCTAAAGCTTTACCAGATTTAAATAAATTTTCTAAATTTAACATAATATTATAGGGGGCCCCAAAGGCCCCCTTTTAATTAATTATTATAAATCTGCTGCGTCTTGAACACTATTGTTTTGTAAATACAAAACAGTAACTGTTGCTGCACCAGTTGTACCGTCACCACTCGCACCAGTAAAGTCAGCTAAAACTTGTAAGTCAGTTGTACCTACATTAGTTGCTTCTGTATCTAAAGTACCGTGAGTAGTAGCTAGAGCTTTAACATTAACTCCATCTAAAAATGCATTAGCATCAGCTTCAGTTCCTACTGAAATAGTAGCTGCACCACTATCGTTATTTACAGTTGTTACATTAAGTATAACATCAACTATTTGTGAGTTTGCTGGAACTACTGCACATACTTGATTAAGATGTGAAGCTCCAATGATATCAACTTTTACTGATTGGCCCATAGTAACGAAACCAGTATTTTTAATACTTTCGCCTAATTTTGTGCCAGTTGTTTGACTAACCGTTCCCGCTTTTATCGGTCCGGAAAATGTTGTTGTTCCCATATGTCTATCTCCTTATAATAGTCTGCTTTCGCAGTCGTTTGGGTTATTAAAAATACTAGGCGTATTGCTACGCCTAGTATTAATTAGTTATTATGCTACGCCTTCAGATCCGTATACACCTCTCCAGTCTGTAAAACCGAAGCTGTATCTTTCTCTGCATTTGTATCTTAAATTACCAGATTCAAAATCGCCTTCAACAGCTTTTTTGATTGGTGATCTAACGAAGTGCTTCATTCCATCTGGACAATCAGTTAATATGAAGTATTGATCAGGATTAGTAAATCTTTGATTGACTACTACTCCTTCAGGGATCATACCCATATTTCTCATTGCGTTGATATCATTATCAGCAGTACCAGGTCTTAAATTAGACTTGATAATTCTTTCTGCGATAAAGATCAACCCAGGAGGAACTGCAAGTTTTCTTCCAGATAATGCAATTGGTATACTTCTGTCATCTACAGCTTGCGAGATTTGAACTAAAAGTGTCTCTAAAGACGTTTCAGATAAATCTGCAGGTGTTGCTAAAATGTTAGAAGCAGTACCGCCACCACCTAGTGGGTGTGAGCCATTCATTAAAGCTTGGCCATCACCACCTACTGATGTAGTAGTTGCATTATTAAAGATATTTGCACCTTTGATCTCTTTAGTATGTTGCATTGATCTTGCAAGTGCTCTTGCGTATTTAGCGCCAAGAGAACCGTACAAGCCATCTTCTTCAGCTTCTTCTGTAATCGCAAAAGCTAAAGCGACAGTTTCATGCACATATCTTGAGACAAAGCCTTCTCTACCAGAATCATAACTGATCATGGCACCTTCAGCTTTAGTTGGTGCAGCACCGAATCCGATCATTTGAACATCTTCTTCGAATGCTTTCATTGATTGCTCTGTAGAATATAGTGATCTCCATTGTTCTGGATATCTGTCATATTCCATACCAAACACGGTGTTTAAACCTAGATTGAGCTGTTTGGTAAAAAGTGCTCTATTTAAAGCCATTTTTTAACTCCTATTGTTAAGGTTATACACCAGCATTCTGAGTACCATATAGAGATAGATTGATTACTACTTCTACATCAGCATCAGCGCCTACTGCATTATTTGGCATATCAATTAATCGTAGGATTCTTAAAACTTTTGCAGTTGTTGCAAGAGTTGAATAATCCAATTCATCAGTTGAATGTCCATATGTTGAATTATACGTTCCAATTGTAACATTAGCTAAAGCTCCTACTGCGGAGTTAGCGAAAGTTCCATTTACTTGGACTGCGTAAGTGATATTTGGATCATCGTACACATAAGCTTTAATAGGCTCATTAGCCTTTGCTGTAGTGCCCGTGTTCCAAACTTTAGAGAATTTAACATCACCAGTATTATTGTCGATGTATTCAACTCCATAAAAAACACCTAGAGCTGTTCCGCCCGCTGTGCCTCTTATGACTGTCCCATCGGCTGCCAAAGTAACGAGGTCTCCACTTGCAAGGTTAGCTGCATAGCTATTTGCAATTGCATACTCGTTGGCTCTAATAACACCGCCTGTTAAATGTCTTAATGGTACGAAACCATTTGGTGCATTTACATTTGCCATTTTTATTTACCTTTGTTAGTTTGTTAACTGCCTTCCGAACTAACTGTAGTTTTAAAAGTCCTTTGGATAGGTTGGCCTGGTGATTCGACTTTGTTCATGTCGTTTTCGACTGATCTCATCAAGTTCTCTGTCATTTGCGCATAGTAGTCATTTCTTTGATCTAACATTTCTTGCGGCATTTCACAAAGTACCATTCCTTCTATTCCAATATGCCCAGCAAATTTGCCATGTTCTATCGTTGGAAAATGTTGGCCATCTGGAATTGATTTAACATCTCTAGGTACCCAACCTTCTCTCAACCGTTTAGCTACATTCGTAGGTGTCTCCTGTCCCAATACCATTGTTGCTACCCAACGTTGAGCATAACCAGGTCTTGGTTCAGGCGCTTCTAATAAGTTACTCGGTCGCCATTTCGAAGCTAGTTTAGATTTCTCTACTCTAGTTTCATTATTTATTTTATTACTTTTATTCATAGTCAGGCTCCTTTCTATTGTCCTGTATCGCTAAAGCTTTTTACTTCTTTAGCAAATCGTTTTAGTGCTGCTTCATCTGTAATATCTATACCAAAGTTTTTTGCAGTGGCAAGGTCATCACTAGTGAGCTTAACTCTGTTACTTGATGTTCCTTTCTTACGAGAAACTCCAGCAACTGGAGATTGCACTCTATTGTTTTTTTGTACTACATTTTGTTCCGTTTTGGAAGTGTTTTCTTGTGATTTATTAAAATAAGGAAGACCACTTGATTTTAGTCTTTTGGTCATCTCATCATAATATCCCGGATCATGCACATCCCAACCTTCTTCTGTTAATTCAGCATCAATTCCATAAGCCATAGCTGTTTCTTTTCTATAACCAGGTTTATTAAACCACGCAGAATTTTCTTTTACCCATTCGGTTGCTAAAGGCGGAGCCTTTTTTTCAGTTTTTTCTTTAGGATTAGGTACTTGTGCAGCATAATCTTCAGTTTTAGTCATTTGACTTCGAAGTTCTGCCATATTTTCATACAGTTTAACTTGTTTTTCTGTATTACCTTCTTCTATTGCTGTTTTTAATTCATTAGAAACACTTGAAAGTTGATTGCTTAATGATTTATTAGCAATATCATATGTCTTTTTTTCCATTTTTGACATTCTTTCTTCCATTTCTACTAATTTTTGTTCAGCTTCTGCTCTTTTAGCTACTTCTTTCTGGATTCTTTTACGAACTTTAAGAGAATAAGGCAAATCTTCTGAATATTCAGGGATTTCCTTAATTGGTTTAGGTTTTTTTTCTTCTAATTTAACTTCTCTTTCATTTTCGTAAGTTTTATCTATTTCTTTCTCATTAGAAGGTTCTTGTTGTACTAAATCTTCAATAGGATTAGAAGGTACACTTACCTCTTTCTCCTTTTCAGGTTCTTCTAACAATACTTCTAATTCTTCGTTCTTATTTTCTTTTTCTTCTATCATAGTTTCTCCTATGTTGGCATTAACTTTTGTTAATGTATATTATAGTTGTTGAGTTACAATATCTGGACTTTCCAGAGTTGCAATAATCTCATCATCATTTAATAACACCATTTTCACGTTTTGTACAGAAACTCTTGCTCCTGCATATCTACCAAAAATAACCCAATCTCCTACTTTACACCAAGGTTTTTTTCTATCACTGTAACATTCATCACCCATAGCTATTATTTGTCCTACACTATTTAAGTATGTTTGACTATCTTTGTTAGAATCCGTTAAATATATACCACCTTTTGTTTTTTCTATAACTCCTTTAGGTCTTAATAAAATTCTATAACCTACAGGTTGAGGAACTTTTTCTGGTGTAGGAATGTCATCATCAGTAGCCCAAGCTTCATTACTATTCATCTTCTATATCTCCTTGTTTATATTTTTCTATTGTTTCATTTATTATTTCAAAAGCTTTATCTAAACCTTGTCCATATCCATAAATACGTTTAAATTCAGATATATTATCTACACCTTTATTTAATAAATTTTGTGATAAATCTTGTTTATGATCTTTAATTTTTTTCTTAATTGCCTGAATCAGACGTTCCATTATTTCCTTTCTTAAAAAATTCTAATGTATCATTAAAATTTTTTCGTAGACCACTTGAAGCAATTGCAAATAAATGTGGTTTAACTGTTTTAATAGAAATTTTTTTATTTTCTAAAAATTTTTTTGCTTGTCGTATTTCTTCTGGTTTAACTGCCATTAATATCTTTTGCTATTTTATTTTTATTAATCCCTTTTTTAATTACATAAGATTGTGTTCCATTAGCACCAGTATTAACTGCTTTTTTTAAATTTTTAGTTAATTCTCTTTGTTTATTTTCTTTATTTATTTTAGCTATGTGATCTAAAACTTTTTTAGTTATACCACTTGTTGCCATATACTTAATCTTTTTTTCTATCCTCTCTTGCAACTTTACTTGCAACTTCTACTATCTTCGCTTTAGATTCAGCATCTTTTCTTGCATTTTGTTTTTGACTTTCTTTAACACCTTGCATAAATCTTGCTTTTCTAATATTTAATTCTTCTGCTTTTAATTGAATGTTAGCTTGTTTTTCTTGAGCTTCCATTTGTTGTTTTTGTTCTTCAGGTGAAGGTGGCATACTTCCCATTAAATTTTGTGCTGCTTGAGCTGCAGTTGCTGCTATTCTATTTTCTTCTTCTATACTTATTTCATCTGAAGGTTCGTTATCAAATTCTCTATTAAAATCTCCTGAAGAAATAGGATTACCAGGAGGCACTTGAGCTTGCATTTGTTGTTGATATAAAAATGCCATATGTTGACCTATATGAGCTAACATTGCAGGGTATAGTCTTTCTTTAGCTTCAGGATTTCCACCAAATCTAGGATCATTAATAAATTGTGAATGTACTTGTATATGAGCTTGATGATCTTGATCTTCAAATACTTGAATTGGTTTACCATTTAATAAAGCCATATTCTCTGATACTGGATCACGTCTAGGTGTATCTTCATCTTCTATCATTAAATCTAAATAATCAGGAATATTAAGAGCTTGTAAAAATCTTCTTGTTGCTTCTTTAACATCTATAATATCTGGTGAAGCTTGAGCTAGTTGTAAACCAGTTTGTGCTAAAGCAATTCTTTGAGCTTGTGAAAATATATTAGGATCAGAAACAGGTACGACACTTATAGAAGCTGTAAAATCTTTTCTTCTAATTTTTTTATTTTCTCCTATAACTTCAAAAGAATATTCATCATCTAAATATTCTCCATTAAGTTCGTAAATTAATCTAAATTCTCTACCTTGAGCTTGATGAATTCTTTTGTGTATAGCTGAATATACTTTAGAACCTTGTTCTATTAAAGCGATTGTAGTTCCAACAGGACCAGATCCAGCAGAATCACCAATCATAGCATCAGCTATTGATGCAAAACGTCTCCCGGACTCAGTTAAAACACCTAATAATTGTAAGAGAGTAGGTGAAGGTTCTTTGAAAGGAAGAGGGATAAAACTCTTTCGAAGATCATCACCATAAGCTTCAACTTCAACCCATTCACCAGGAGAAACAGTAATGTCTCCACCTTCTATTCTTGCTCCTTTAGCTCTAAATCCTCCATTGAGGTTGGCAAAGGCAGCTGAATCTAGTAGTGCTCTTAAAGCACCAGTGCTTGCATGTTGAAGTCCGCCGATCATTTGAATAAGGCCGAAGCCATAAAAGCCCAAGCCCGGAAGATATTTATAGTGTATAAAATAAGTTCTTTTTCTTCTTAATGAATCTTCTTCTTTCCAATTACGTCTTATAGATAATACTTTTTGTGAATCTAAATCTATTGTAACTATGTAAGGTAAAGCTAGTTCGTTTTTATCTTCTCCTAAATCTAAATTAGTATGTACTTCTAATACAGTATGTATCTTATCTGCCATACTAGGTGTCATACCTTCTAATCTTTGTAAAGTTTGATTAACCATATCTCCATCATTAGAACCTGGAGTAGTTTCAGCTTTACTTAATGGTATATCTTTATAATAACCTGATACTTGATGTTTTCGAATATCATTTCTTGTAAGTTTCATTACTTGAGTATATCGTTCTGCAGTTTCTAAATCTGTATTTTCCATAGATATTACAAATTCTTCTGCTGGTACAAATTTTGAACAAATTCTGTCTAGAGTATTATCAAAATAAACTTTTTTAAAAGCACTACCTGCAAGTGCTAAATAAAATAACATTTGATCTAATTCATTAAAATAATCTGGTATTTCGTGTGTAATTTGAAAGTTCATAAAATCTTGAACTCTTTGAGATTGATCTATTTTTTTATCTGTTATTTTTCCAATAATTTGAGTTTTAACTGGACCACCAGCAGGAAAAATTTCAGCAATAGCTCTAGCTTGAAACTGTGTTGCTGCCTCAGCAAGTAATGGATGATGAACACCTGAAGCTCCCGGGAATGGGTCTTGTCTATCTTCTACAACTACACCTAACATTCGTAAACCTTTTGAATATTGGTCTTCCCAATTTTTTCGAGAGCTTTTATCATCTTCATAGGCACGTACTAATTCTTTTCCTATAAGATTGATTTCTTGTTCAGGTAATTCTTCGGCTAAATTAGAATAATGATTACTTTCAAAAGCTTCTTCTTCTTTTTCTGTTTGCTCTTGATCTATATCTACATTTACTTTTTCACCATTTTCATTTGTAAATTGTAGTTTTTTTTTATCTAATTCAACTTCCATTATTTTTTCTTCTTCTTTTTTGCTATTTTACTTCCGTACTTTTTAGACCAACTTTTTGCTATCTTTGGATTATTTTTCCAGAGATATCTTCTTTGTTTTTCTGATCTAAAAGGCATTAGCTTTTAGCAGTTTTTGCAGAACGTCTTAATGCAGCATCAGTAACAGTTCCTTTACCTTTACGGCTAGTCCCTGCTTTTTTTCTTTTGTTCATATTATAATACAAACCTTTTTTAGCTATACGTCCGCTTTTAGTTTTGTGATAACCTTTTTTCATAAGTTTCCCAAATCCTTCTCTGTTTATCACCTACTATTTTTTCTTTTTAAAACCGTAAGTGCCTTTTGGTTTTCTTGTAGCTTTCGCTACTTTTCTTCGACCAGCCATAGACATTTTTTTACCAGATTGTTTTCCTCTAGTCATGCCTAGCTGTTCATCTTTTCTTGCATTGTATCCTTGTTTTTTCATATCAATATACCTCCTGGTTCATACCATACTTTCCTATATAGAGATATAAAACAAAAATTTTGATTATTCTAGTATTAATTTCTTAATTGATCGAGATCCGTCAATGTTACTTTCTAGCTCTGCCATTGACTTAATACACTGGTATTCAATGTTATTATTCTTATTTGTCCTCGTTGCAAGTCTTTTGCCTTTAAGGCATTCGGACATAGTTGTTTGAATTCTGTGTTCTTTAATCTCTCCATTCACAATCATAAGAAGTGCTATAATTAACTCTGTCATCAGTGGGCTCCATTACCATTTGCTCTTACTTTATCCTTTAAATCTTCTACATCTTCTAGAAGTTTTTCAGTTTGTTTTTGTAAGAATTGTATATTAACTTTATTGTGCATCATATCTTCTATTCTAGTTTCTATCTTTTCCACTGTTTTATATAAATCCTCAAGTAACATAAATTGTTCTTGGTCAGTTGGTAATTGTTCAGATTTTTTAAGGAGATCAGCTTGAAACAATTCTCTTGATGTTTCTAAACTTGTTAATCTTGCTGTAACTTCTGTATATGCAAATATTCCCATAGCAACTGCAACTACGATACCTATCATATTCTTGATAGGCATACTTACATTTGTATTTTCACTAACTTTCATATTGGCCCCATACAAAAAGCTAAAAATAAAAAACCTAAAATTAAAATACCTGTAAAATAGTAATTCATAGATGTACTCATAAAATTAGTTTTTTCCTTTTTGGATATGTAATATATAACAAAAGTTGCTATGCGTCTAGCACTTCCATCTACGTCTAGCTTGTCTTATTCTAGAATTAGGGTCATTTCTTGTTTTAGCTGAAGCTCGTTTTAATTGTCCTAATGATCTAGCACAATAAGATTTTCTACGTTTAGCGGCTTTACTTCCTTTTTTTACTTTACCAGTAACTGCAGTTTTTAATTTAGAACCAGGGTTAGCTCGTCTGTATGCAGCAACACCTTTACGTGTCATTCCTGCTCCTGATCTAGTTGATCTATAATTACCACCTTTACCGGTAGTTTTTCTTATAGGATTTTCTCTACGTCTTCTAGGTCTGATTCTTGTTCTGGCCATATGGATTTAATGCTTCTTGTGAATCAAGTAATCCTAAATATTCTTGATTAGTAATTGTTGGTTTTTCAGTATTTTCTAAATCATCTACTTCAAAAGGTTCTGGAGTATCATAAGTCATATAATCTAAAATAGGTTGTTCTTCTTGTTCTTGAAAATTACTTAAAGCATTTCCAGAAAAATTCATAGGTGGCATAGCTTGTGCTGGAATGGGTGGTACTTGTGCTGCAACATTTTGATTAAAGAAATTATTAAATTCTAATAAGTCTTGAGAAAGAGTTGTATTAAAATTAACTGGTGTACTTGGTTTATCAAAATCCCATTGAAACATATTATCTTCCTTGTCGATTATATTTCTTATACGATCTTTTTTCGTGTTTGTTAAGAGTTTTTTTATGTCGTCTAGGACGTTTAGGTGGTTTAGGTCGAGGAGTAAAGTTTACAAACTTTATTCGAGCCATTATTTTTTCTTAAATTTAATTACGTCTGCAGATTGATCTAATAATATTTTTTTAATATTAAAAGGTTTTTTATTATTTGTTTTAATAACAACACCTTTTCTTTTTCCTAATGCTTCAGATAAAGTAGTTTTTTTATCTACACCAGCAACTTTAATGTTACCATCATCGTCAAAAGTTTTTTCTTCTTTAGTTGCTACGAAATCATCGTTTTCTTTTCTTGACATTTTTCTTTACCTTTTTTTTAATCTTTTTAGGCGCTGACATTCTAGAGTTTTGTAATCTACCTAGACCGGAGCCTGCGCCTGCTGTCATTTTCATAATTATTCTTTTTTCAAATCTTTAATCATTTTATTATTAAATTTAGAATAAGCATTAGTTGCTGCACCAGCTACTGCACCTTTGCCAGCTACTTTTCCTAAATCTTTAACAGCTTCATTTTCGCCTTTGTGTGTAGGTCCTGCTACATCATACATATTAGGTTTTTCACCTTTTTTCTTAATATATTTTCCCATGCTTAACCTCTTTTAATTTTTTTTATAAAAGACATGTTATCTGCATGAAAATTAGAATTACCTTTAGTCTTGTCCTGAATAGTATTTGCAGCAGATGGATCCTGTTTAGGTGGATGAGCTTGTGGTCCAAAACCTGCAGCAGCTCCACTTGAATTATACTGAACAGGAGTTCTAGTAGTTTTCTGTGTAGTTGTCATTAATAGATTCCTCCAGTTATATTTATTTTACCAATGAAATTTTCCATTTCATTTTCTCGTCTTGTTTGTTCTTTTACTACTTCGTCACCTGGATCTTGCATAGCTTTTTTAATCATAGCAGCTGGCTCGATCTT